CCTCGCTTTTAGTTCTTCAATTTCGGCTTTTAGTTCTTTGATTGCTTCGATTAGTAAGCCGTGTAATTGGTCATACTGCACTGTCTTGTATTCAGTCTTATCATCTTCACCCATCTTCAGAGGCAATGTGCTTTCACTAATTGCACTTGGCATCACCTTCTCGACTTCTTGAGCAATAACACCAGCAGACTTTTTACCATCTGCAATATATTCAAATGTGTATCCGCTTAGTTGAGAAACTTTGTCTAAGGCATTATCAATCTTCACAATGTCTTTCTTTAGACGTTCATCTGAAGTAGTTGTAGAGTAAGCAACAACGTTACCATCAACGTGTAAGTCGCCATCGTTTTCGAGGCGCATGTCTAGGTTGCCGTCTAATTTGAAGTCTATAGCACCAGAACCAAAACTTATAAAATCGTAAGCCGATGAACCAAACGAACTAATTTGATTGCGCTGATCAGCATTAACACTGAAAGTTGTACCTGATAAAGAAAGACCACCACCAGCACTGTAAGTTGTGTTGGTGTCAGTGTTTACAACTGTTTCTGTAGCTGTAGCCAAGCCTGTAACGTGTCCATATGTATCAAGAGTAATGTCTTGGATATATGTTCTGCCAGAATTGTTTGAAGAACCTTGTGAAGATGTATCGCTGTGGCTTAATGTTACATCACCAGTACCGCCGCCTGATAACCCAGAGCCAGCAGTGATAGTCTGATCATTTTTGGCGTTAGCTTCAATTCCATCTAACTTAGTGCCATCCGCCGCAACGTCACGTCCATCCACTGTACCGCCAACTGTAATATTGCCAGTTGCGCCCACTGTTGTAAATGCGCCTGTAGACGCAGAGTTTGCACCAATTGGCGTTCCATCAATTGATCCAGAGTTAATATCAATACCAGTGACAGGCGTCGTACCATCTAGCAGATTATCGACGTTATCTAAGTTGGTATTTATTTTTGTACCCCAAGTATCCTCGGATGCGCCGACTTCTGGTTTTACTAAACCATATGTGGTTGTTGTAGTATCTGCCATAATTAACTCCTATGTTTGGCCTTGCGGCCTAATATCGTTCATCAATGTAAGAGAAAGACGCAGTAGGCGCTGATTGCATACTGCCACAAAAATCCTTAAATTGCAAGATCATGCGGCTGTCCATATCTCTGTTACTTTTGGTATTATTTCCCACTTCTCAATTGCGTTGCATGTCGTCGTCGTGGATGCAGATGTTGACCCAGAGAATGACATAACTTTATTACACGTCGCAGTGACAGATGAGGTTGTAGTTATTGTTGCGCCAGACTGATTAACATCCGACCCACTGGACGCCGTACTCGATACGCCCACAACATTGTTTGACGCAACTTCACGCACACGCTCCACGCCTGACGTGTTTGTTGCGGATGCGGCTATTGTCGATCCAGTGCTTTGCACTCTATTGGATGTGGCTGTAGCGCTTGACGTTAGTGGGATTGTTGATGAGCCTACAACATCAAATACGAATGTAGCCGCGCCAGATAGTGAGCTAGACGACGTTGCACTTGCATTCCTATCACGCCCAGCAGATGCAGTCGTGCCAGACGCTGTGATTACAATTGACCCACTTAATCTAGCACGTATAGCAGAAGAGGCTGTAGCCGATACAGCTACAACTGCACCAGCTCCATCAGTGACAAATCCATCTAGCCCAAAATTATATGAGCCGTATGTACTTCGTCCAAATCCACCACGATATTCAGCCATTTATTAATCTAACGTAATATCAAGATCGCCTGCTGGTAATCTAAATACGTCACCAGTATCAATTGCTTTACTTGTTGTTAGAGCCGCGTATGCGATTAAGTTGCCGCCAGATGCCGCATCGAATACGCCTACGTGTGTAACTGTCCCATATGATGCAGTAGCAGTAGGGTATTCAACAGATGCAGTATTTGATGCAGTGTTGCCAGATACTGTGAATGCAACTGACTGACGAGCGTATGCTCCACCAGATACTTCAGTACCACCACCAGTATCACTTGGTGCGGCTGTGTATAATGCAATGTGCCACGCAGTAGGACGTGTCACTGATGATGTAGTAAACACGTAGTTTAATACTCTTGTTTCGAAATCGTTTGAAAAACTCATTTTAATATGCCCTTATTTTCATTCGACGACCAGAGCCGCCGTATTTAGTTTGATCGCTGACTGCATTAATTGCGTCAACAGCGCTTTGATACAAAGCCGCCCAAGTCGTAATTCGAGCGTCTTCTTTTAAATATGGGGCTGAGTGTACCAAAGCTCCATACAAATAAGCATCTGGATATTCGCCCAGAAGCCAATTAGTTGTATTACTGTCAGATAATGCTGGAATTTTCTGATAATAATATAATTCTGCATTGTATACACCATCTGGCGCTGGGTGTACTTGTAGTTCGCCAGCAGTCAAAGCGTAGTATCTTGGATGGCCTGATACGTTACCACCTCTCTGTTGCCTGTCTAATAGTTCTGCCTGAGATATTAATTCTAGCGGATTTGTATTCCCACTCGTAACATGAAAGCGGATAGGCTCTAACATATCTGCTGGGATCGCGCTGTACTTCGTGTCAATCTCAGCAGTGGATCTGGCTTCCATTTTCCAGTGACGTAATTTACGATTTAGATCAGTCTCTGCCAAAGTTATAAATGTGCTAGACACAGAAGTAAGATCATCACGATTAAGAAAATCTGTGAGTGTCGTTTTTAATTCTGCGTATGTTGTTATCGGCATTGATTAGCCCCTAGTTTTATTTCTATATATCATATTTATTAGTAAGATAGTAGCCCACGTCTTTTGTTTTCTAAATATGTACTGATGTCATCAACTTTTTTCTGGTCAATTTCTGTCCTAATGTATGGAGACAACATAAACGACCTTTGATCGCCTGCTGGTGCTATTCCTAACTGTCGCCTCTTATCAAAAAACTCAGTCCATAACAGTTCACCCGGAATACTATCTTCTAATCCACCAAGATAGTTTCCTTCAACTTGTGTGTCATATGATTTGTGTGGTACTTTGTTGCCTAATTTATCTGGGGTAATTAAGTCGCCCCCAGTAGCTTCCCCTATATATAAACCTGACGCAAATGGGTCTGTTTTCTGTAATCTTTTATCTGTTATTGCCGCCCTAGCTATTCCTGCCATTGGGAAACCTTCCTCGACAAGAAAGCGTTTATCAATATTTTGCCATAGCTCTCGACGTTTTGTCCCTGACATATCTGTGTATAAATATTCGCGAGTTTTAGGATTTAAGATACCCGGCCACTTAGGATCAATTTTATCTTTTACAAAATCATCATATTTCTTAGCGCCAGCTTTTGTAATTTTAGAAAAATCAATCATATTCATCATTGTGTCAGCCATGTGGTGCGAAAAGTCACCAGATTGACCACCCATTGATGTAAATATTTTTAATGGCTTCGTGCCTTCTTTTTCAATAATTTCATTAATAAGTGTATTTTTATCTTTAATTGCGCTGAATTCAGATGCCCCTAAACCAGTATTTGTTTGTCTCATAAAATCACCGCCGCCCATCATATCTACAGGACGTTCAAATTTCATGTCTCCCACACCAGTTAAAAGACCGCCACCATAAGTTCTATCCCAATAAGCTGGTATAGCAACTCTTCCTTGAAAATCAGATATATCTACAACTTTTTCTGGCTCTAACAAACCTTTGGTGGGAACAAATGTTCTTTCCAAATTTTCTACATAATCTGGAAGCGTCACATTAGAAAGACCTGCTGGATCTAACTCTTTTTTTGTAACTGCTTTTGGTCTTAATTTAACATTAGCAAACGTAGACCCCATCACACTTGGATCAACTTCAATGCGGTCAGCTACATCAAGCAATCCCCTTGCGCCCTTCTTTATGCCAGACGCCAATGCGTCGCCAAGTCCGGGTACTAGGCCAACTAAAGATGCGCCGCCTAAAGCCAATACCAATCCATAATTAGGGTTTGGGTTTGTTAATTCGTCGTATATTTCTTTAGCCGCCATAGCGTCGCCAATGATAGGCGTGGCCTCAGCTATAAATTTTGCGGCGTCCATTGGGGTAAAGCTCATTGGCTCTACTGCAAGTCGCTGGCCTTCATTCGCGTAGCCTGCGTAGCTTTGTTGATCAAGCAGTCCCATTAAAAATTCCATCTAGCATTTGTTGTAATCTAGGTGACATTTCCTCGCTAGGTGTTCTCGCTTCATTTGTTGCGGCGTATAAATACATTAACTCAGATAAACCATTTGGGTTTGACATAACTCTCCTGTAACTCTCAGGCTCGTTATTCATCTTGTATTCTAACAGCTCTATAAATCCCTGCTTATTCGCAATATTTGACGACATAATCGTCTGCATAACATCAACTGGTAGTATCAGGCTACGCACTATTTCGCCACCTGTACCATCTGCGCGTCTAGCTGTTGTGCCTTGTGGCATCTGATTAGGGAACGACGTGATGGGATCATTGCCAGCAAAATTGGCTTGGCCTAACGTGCCGTAGCTCGTTTTCTCGCCAATACGATCCATTGCGGATGTGCCATCCATATTGCTTAGTAATCCGCCGCGATATTCAAACTCGTCATTAGGCGTCAGGAAATTAGCAACGCGCTCCGCAAAGCTATTGCGTCTGGATCGCTTACCCTCATCAAGTTGATTAAGGAAGTTCAGTATGCCTCTATTTATATTTGCCATACTTACCTTTAGTGCATACACCTTTAGCAGAACATCCTGATGGTGTTGCACAACCTTTGCATGTTTTCATGGTAAACCCTTTTTCGCTATATATTATGCGACCATATCACAATTCATCTATTGACGCCAGTATGTTACGCATTCTTTCTGACAACTTCCACTCGCCAGCCTTCCACCGCGCCGCACTTTGTGCATCCTGCAAAGATAATCCGCGCTTCACATATTGCTTTATCCATTTAGCCATCAATAAATTTTTCATCTTAGGTGACAAATTTAAAAATTTTTTTTTCATGCAATTCCTTTTAAATTGCGCCTAATAGATTTATTCCACTTAATATCAGACCCAGACAGTGCCGTGACTGCATCCGATGCCATTGTCAGGCATAGTGCATCTGCAAGGTCTGGCGATTTAAGGCCACGTTTTCGCATTGCGTCCTTACTCTCGGCCTTCATTTTACCTGACGATGTAAATGCGTATCGTATGCCAGTTAATTCTGCGACGAGCTGGTCATCTTTTGGTATCTTGCACGACCTATCTTCAAGCCAGCCCTTTGTCTTAAACCACAACTCACTTCGTAAATTCATGTAGGTCTTGCCCATAGCTGGGGCTTCACCAACATTAATGCCACGCACTGGCACACCCAGCTCACGTAACCTATCAACTACACCACCGCCAACGCCAATGCTATCCACAAGTATTTCTTTTGGGCGCTGGCTATCAGGTAATCCTTCATATTCTGCCATAACTCGACCAACAGTTTGCATAAGATCTAATCCCTGCCACGCCTCAATGTCTGTCACGACATTGCCATACCTCTTACATAATGCAGTTTTATCAGTGCCAAATCTCGCCACGTCCAAGCCCCATATTGGCCTAATTTCTGGCGTAATTTCAATATCTCGCTGTGTCGCGCTCTGGGCTAAGTGAAATGGTATAATCGTGTCATCATCTGCCATAGGAAATTCGCCGAGAACACGTATGCGAAATGCGTTGCTTTCCTCGCCGTATCGCTCACGCATTTCCTCGACAAACTCATCAGACACAAGTGGGCTATCCACGCACGACCAGCGCCTCGTCCACCAGCTCTTGGACATTCTGGTTTGGCTCTCGTAAAATGTGCCAGAGGATCTCGTCGGGTTTGATAATAATAACGTGGTTGCGCTGTGACCAGACATTGACCCAGCCGCCGCTTCGAAAACTTTCTCAGGTACACCAGATGCCTCATCAACTACCAAAAGAACATTCTCTGAGTGTACTCCAGCTAATGCCTCTGGCGTTTCTGCGCGTGACGTTCTGGCTGATATAAATGCCTCGGAAGCGGCTGACGTTAATTCCACACGATCTGACTTCACAGTTAACAATTGCTGTAGGTGAGGTGGCAACTCGTTTATCCAGCGTTTTAGCTCGGCAAACAATGCGTCAAACAATTGGCTTGATGTGGGCGCTGTGACGACGACTTTATTCGGGAAACGTAGCAGGAGAAACCAGAGCATTGCCCAAGACGCGGATGTTGACTTGCCTGTACCATGCCCAGATCTGACAGACATTTTACGCTCGCCAGATGATATGGCATTGAGAAACTCTTCTTGATAATCGTATGGTGTAGCACCCAAAACTTCCCTAACAAACAGCACTGGATTATCTCTGTAGCGCAGGACAAACTCTGTTAATGGATTATCACTCATTCGTTACATCCTCATAATCTGCGTCAATCGTCTTGGCTTCGCGCTCCTGATCTTCTTTATGGATAGCCGCCAAGTCAGAATTAACTTTTCTTAGGGCGTCGAGGTGCATATCGCCAACTGAGATATTTACGTTTGTCTGTGGCCTAGTGCCGTAACGATCTTGGTTATACGAGCTTGCCATAAATTTACGCCACTGAACCTTCTCTCGTGTGGCGGCTATCTCACTGCTTGTCGAGCCACCATCCAAATCATCTACCATTGTTAAACCCTGCTCGACGAGGGCATCTGCGGCGTGGCGTCTGGCTTCGTTCATGGCCTTCTCGTATTCTGGCACTTTATTCAGTGATGAGCCAAGGTATTGTCTGGAACATCCATATTCTACAGCCATTTTCGTTAAAGTATTACCTGATGCGATTTGCTCAAACAGGTAATCTACGCCGCCCTTCTTTTCAACATCTGCGAGGATCTTCCTTCTTAACGCCTTACCAGCCATTAATGTTCTCCAGTTTTTTCAAATTTTACAATAGATTAGCCTTTACAGCAAGTAGGCATAGGGGGGTCTTTCGTGTGCGTGAAAATATACACATATACCCCCCCAAAAAAAATAACGATGGGGGGGGGTCATAAATTATCTAGTTTCATATAATTGGAACAACGCATAGCTCATAATGGCCTTATTTTACTGCAAAATCGCCTAACCTATTGATATCATTAGATATACTGCGGATTTAGCCTGTAATGTCCGATAATGTATATTATGTTAACTTT